CGTTACCTGATGTATTCAGTACACGAAGATAATAGTGGTGAAACTTAATGCTGGTGGCGTTTGCTATGGTGGTCTGCGCCCCGCCCGCAGACGCATCGTATACGGAACTGGTGAAGTCGATTTCGTCACCTATACTGAAAGTAGACACAGCACTCACACACCGAGCCACGATCCTGACACGTTTCGGCGTAGCCCCCAAACCATGAGTGAATGTGTAAGTCCCTCCCGCATTGGCGGTGATGGTGGTTTCAGCACTTTCGTACTGTGTTGCCATACCTTGACGTACCCGCAACGGTGTCATCATCTTCGTGTTGTTTGTTCCGGCTTCAGCTTCGACCTGTGACGCAATCGTGGGCGTACCGGATGGTGTGAACGTTCCGGCGCCCTCGTCGAAAGTACCCATACTGACCCAGGCACTGTTCGCCTCGTTGCGCTTTTTCAGAATTTTGGTCGTGGTGTCATACCAAAGCATGTCAGCGTAAGTCGTCGCTGGTGCGGTGGCGTTGGAGTTCTGTGACACAATCGCGGCAAGGGCGTCATTCAGATCCGAACGAAACGCCGGTGCCGCCTGGTTGTCGATAACGTAATCATGTGTGGACATCTGACAGTTCCTTTAGTTGTACCATACCCGTGCGGTCATGCCGGAAATGCTTGGTGTGACACCCGAGACAGTTGACCGCAACTCGACTTTGAACTTGAACGCTCGCCCGTAGAAGTCGCCGCCTTTGAATATCTGCCAGTCGCCCCAGGTGCTGCTGTCTGGCGAAACGGAAATGAACATCAGAACGTCCGTATCTGAGAAATTCGTTCCGCCTGTAAAATCATCGAACAGTCCTTCAATGCTATCAAATGACCCCGGCAGCGCATCGAACAATCCGAGACTCGGATCGTATCTGTTCACATTGACATCGAGCCTCGAATGCACCCGACGCGCAGACCCTGTGTCAATCACCGCGGCCATTTCATACGTCGCAACAAGACCGCTGCTGATGCGCAGTTCACTCGACGTGACGGCACAGTCAGTCTTGGTCCCACTGAATGTCGGGCTGTCAGTCTGCGTCATCTCGGTCGTGAACGGTTCAAATGCGTCTTCGGGTATGACCACGGAGGTATAGCCTTGCGAGGCGTTCCCTGCCTTGTCATACGCGCGGATCATGTACGTCCCGGGTCGTGCAGGAATGACGATTGATGATCCGGGCCGTGGCACCTTGTCAATGGCGGTGGTCGCATTGGCAAACGTTGCACCAGATTCCTCAATAGCGTGACGAATCCTGTAATGCGACAAGTCCAGGTCCGTCACCGGCGACCATTCAAGCGCGATTGTCCCACCATACACCTGACCGTGGAAATTGGTCACATCCTCGGGCGGGTCGGCCATGCCTGACACTTTGAAGTCAGTGTACGTCGTCCATGCACCGCGAACCCCGAAGTGATTGTACGCGCGGGCCCGAACATCATACTCAGCATCACCGACATCAACGATTTCGAAAACGCCCGCAGATCCGACGCCGGCCGCAGTCCAATTCGTTGCCGACGACAATTTGAACTGGACCTCGATTCTCTCGACGGCGGCTCCGCTGGAAACCGTGACATCGGCAAGTATAACGTTGGTCAGTTTTTCGTAGACCACGCGCGTCTCAGACGTGATCCCGAGTCCAACGCTTGCGACAGACCAAGGGTCGTTCAGGGTCGAGTTGTTCGATATGATCGCGGTTTCATCACCGTCCCAATCGAACGCCGCCTCGCTCGTTTCCCGCAGCGTCATATTTACCTGCATTGCGCGCGACTCACGCGCGGTGTGAAACTTCCAGCCGGTCACTTCAAATTCCTTAGCGGTCCACCCGTACCGCGCGTTCGTGAAAGCAACAATGTCACCGACCTGGACTTCCAATGCGGACAGTCCGAAGTCAGCAGATAGAGTCATCTGTTCCCGACCACGATACAGGCTGACCTTGGAAATTCGCTGCGCGGTTGCCGACGATGTGGTCATAGGCAGTTCAAGATCGAGAATGGTTTCAATGTCGTTGTCTTCGGCCAGAAAAGTATCGCTCGTCAGTTTTGGGTAATCCGCGGCAATCCAGTCTTGATCGGCATCATTGAAGACGCCCTGCACGGCGTTGAATATGTCCGACATGCTCGTCTTGGTTTGAAGCGTGATCGACCCTCGCAAGTCGTCCAGGGTGAATGTTTTGACGGGCGCCGTGTAGTAGCCGACCTTCAGTTTCCACGCACCCTGGCCCCAGAAAAGAGTACCAGCACAGGCCGTCATCATGTCATGCAATATCGAACCAGGCGAGTTGTCAGACGATATGACACCGTTCAGTGAATAGCGTAACTCCGTACCGCCCGCCGCGAGCGCAACAGCCTCGTCACAGATGTTTGCTGAAGCGGCAAGCATCGTGTCGTCCATGCTGGAATCTGACAGCCCTCGAACATCGGTGATGTAATCTCTGACGCAAAGTGCTGCGTTGGATGACCACAATGTCGAGGCGTCCCGTGGGTCATAGACTTGCTTGCCGTTGACGACTGCCGTGATGTTCGGGATGCCGTTAGCGAACACGTCCTGATCGTACTCCAACCGGATGTATATGTACGCAATCCCCTGACCTCTAAATTCCTCGGTTGCGCTTGTCTCAGACACCAGGTCTGGGTCAGAAATCTGACTGTCCGCACCCGTATGTTTTTTGATGCGGATCTTCGACGCCCACGGTGACGACGTGACAAACCCGGACCCGTCCAGCGTCACCACTTCGTCGTTGATGTAGATGTCACCAATCTCGTCAACTTCATGACCGGCGAGGCACAGGCACATGTGCAGATATTGGTTGTTCGTCCCGGTGGCTTCATAGAAGCTGATCGTACCGCCCTTGCGCACCTGACCATAGACGTACTGTTGCGGCGCCGTCCCGTCGAGGTTGTTGGTCAACAGACCGCTCGACGCCGACGTGTCGATCTTCGGCATCAGTGCCTTCATGACCCAGCTTGTGACGAGTGTCGAACCAACATAGAACAGGATCGCCGGGATCGTTGTCACATAGGCCGTTCCGGCGAAGAACAGCGTGAACGACACAGGTTCACGCGGAATGATCGGTGCGGCAGTTCCGGTAAGCAATCTGCGCAATGGTGTCATCGTTTTGTCCACGCCCTGTCAATGTCTGTCACAGGAACATATATCACACCGCTCTGTGAAAGAAACGCCGCATCTACACCGACACAAATACCAAAGGCGCGACCCGTCAGCCACCCGCCAGCACCTGTACTGGTCACAAGGGCACCGCGAGGCGGAATGCCCACCTGACGGGTCAGTCTCGCATCGACGGCCCTATCCAACGTGTCGAAGCCAAACTCTACCTGCAAATCGTGTTCGTTGCGGGCCCGGAGATAGCGACCCTGCCAGTCATCGGCCCACCCGTGACCGTACATGCGCCGCCATGCCTCGTTGGTGAACGTCAGACAGTCATGTCTACCCAGACGGAACGGTTTGTCAGCCACTTCGCGCAGATACGCATTCAGGCTTGTGTGCGACCCCATACAACCTGCCTATCCTGTAGATCCGCCACATAGCTGAAGAACAAATCCCCCGGGTATCTGGCGATGTGGCTTTCATGGTTATACCGGCGCACCTTGGCGCGACCGAGTTCAACCAGCCGGGATTCCAGCGTCAACGACACGCTCGCACCGTCGGGCGCATCCTCGATCGTCATCGTGTTCATCCTACCGGAGAACATCTCAATGACATCCGTTGCCCCAATCGCACCGAGCATGATGCGACAGACCCGACGCTGGTATGGTTCAACCAGTGCCAGGGCAACGACTTCGCTTGAAAGCGCACTCAATGTGATGGTCGCGGACTTTGCCGACAGATCACCGATTTCCTCGATGTCACCGATTTCCAGCAATGTCCCGGCGCCGATATATGTCTCACCGTCAATGGCTCGATCCCCGAGCCCGGTCCAAAACCGAACCGGTGCGGTGTCGAATAGCATCTCGATAGCGTAGAAGGGTTCAATGCTACCCTGAGTCAGAGCGGTAATCAGTCCTGTCGGGATGCTACGTGCCATGTCAGAACGCCTCCATCGCCGTGAACTGGATGCCGTATACGGATGCCGAGTTGACCGACCAACCCTGATCGTCAGACATCATACGGAACACACCGACTGTATCGGTCAGCGTAACAGACACCGCACTGACTGACGCCCGCAGTGCCGGCCAGATGTTCAATGTCCCGTTTCCGCTCTGATCGTTCAGTACAATGTGAAGTCCCGTGCCGATCTGAACATAGTCACCAGCAAGCAGTGTACCTGTCATGACCACAGTGAGGGCGTCATCGCCTGCGTCACCAGTGACGGTCGCGGACACTGCTGTACCGGCTGGTGATGTGGACATTGGGTCACCAAGGGTAAACGTGCCGTAGCGCCCGCGCAGCGATGCAAGCCAGGCGATCCATTTAACAGCATCTGTTTTCTTCATGGGCGGCAGAGAGACATCCGCTTCCCACCGCTGCCTGGCGTATCCCTGAACCTGTTGTACGCCCGTGAACGGTGATTCACTCACCGCGTTGGTGTTGACCATCCTGAACGATACTGAAGCAAGACCTGTGTGACTGAGTAGTGCTATCGTCATGCAAATGCGCCCCCATATGCCCCACCACGACGCTTCGCATCCAAAACGGCGGTCTTCGTTGCTTCAACGATTTTCGGGATCATAGACTGAACCTCTGCGCGTGTCACGCCGCTGCCGAAACTGATCGTCTGATTGACGGTCACACCATCAGCACTGCCGCCCTTGGTGTGGTCAATGACAGTCTCATTGGGATGCAGGATTGCGGCGAACCCGCCCTTGCCGTCAACACCACCGGACCTTGCCCCGTAGCCTGTCGTCCCGCCGCCGTCGAATGACAACGCCTTGCCGATGATCCCGACGATACCGGACCCTGAACCAGTGGCTGCACTGAACGACCCAACGAGGCGTTGAACGACAAGCACTCGGAACAGTTCGGAGATGATCGACGCGGCCATTTGTTTGAACGCATCTTTTGCTTTCATTGTGCCGTTCACGACACCCATAAACGCATTCTCGAAACTGGACTTGATCGTATCAGCGATGTTCTGCTGTTCAGCCACTTTCTTGTTGAATGCGTCGATCTGACCAACCTGTGCGACAAGCCCGTTGATGACCACATTGCTGTACTTTTGCCAGTCTGTCCCGAGCGCGTTGATGACACGCTTCTGTGCCTCGGTCTTGCCAAGCAACTGTGTCTCAAGTGTCAACTGCTTCTGCAACTCAGCGAGTTGATTGGTCTTGTCACCACCACCACCACCGCTGCTGCTGGTCGGACCCGATGTGACGATGGGGTTTCCGAACATGTCGAATCTTTTGCCGAGACTTGTCTGAGACGAGTTTGGCGTTCCGCGACCAGAATACATCTTTTCGAGTTGCCCGCCCGGGCTGAACTCACGCGACATTTCAGCCAATCTCTTTGTGGCTTCGACCGGCGCCATTGCGGCATCCCACATGGCTTTCGCCATTCTCTGAATGCCCGGGATAGCGCCGTCAGCAGCCGAACCAACCAACCGAATCTGGTCAACGATCATCTTCGCGCCGTCGTACACGGCCAGTACACCGAGACGCAGATTGTCGGTGGCGACACCGGCTTCAGCGCCCGCCCTGACAACTTCTTCAAGCGCCGTCACCATGTCTCGCAATACTGGCGGCAATGCTTCGCCGGCCGGAACCATCGCTGTGATTATCCGAAGTGCTTCGGCAGCAGCAGATGTCATTTGGTTTATGCCAGTGGATTTTCCGATATTGTCAATCGCCAGGGAAAGACGCCCCGCCTGTTCCGCGGAAATACCCATGTCCGATGTTACTTCGTCCAGACGGTCCTGATATATGCCAACAGCATCCTCGAAAAGCAATATCTCTGCGGCACTGGATTCCCATATGCTTTTCGAGTTGACGACGTTTGCCTGTGCCGTTTCGAGTTGCTTCATTGCACTCGTTATGCCGAGCAGTGGTGCCTTCAACGGATCGACAATGCTTTTCATATCCTCGAAAATTTTGCCGAGTTGCACGCCGCGCATGTAGTTTGAGAAGTTCCTCACATCACCCGCGAACCTGCCAAAATCATCACTCAGGTCGTTGGTGGACCTCGCAGCACGTTCAGCAAATTGTGTGTATGATCCGTAAGATTCCGTCAGACCATCAACTGACTTGCGAAGGACATCGCCCTCTTTCTTCATCGCACCCATAGACAGTGCGACAGCCGCAGCGATAGCCAGGGCAGCACCGGCAACGGAACCGAACGCTCCGAAGAACTGAAGCATTTGTCCGCCCTGTTGCGAGAACGCGAGCATGGCGTTCTGACCGCCCGCAATCTGCACGGCGAAGTCGGCCACCTGATAGCCGGCGTTCTGGATTGCGCGGCGGTTGTCACTCATACCGCGCATGAAGGAACTGTTGGTTTTATTCACGGCGTCGGTCTGACGCTTGATGCCAGCAAGACCATTCTCGAACGACTTCATGGCGGGCGCTGCCTTGTTCGTCGCTACGAACTGAAAGTTGACACCCTTCATCATCGGACTATCCCTTACTGTCGATGTAACTCAGATATGCGAGTTGGTCGCGGATCTTCTCATACGGCCAATCCTCGACATCACATGGGTCGAGATTCAACTTGTAAGCTAACCCGAAACAGACGAGTCTGTCCGGGTCATTGCTCAGTTTTTTTTACGTTCCTCGAACGCTTCCTCGTCGTCCGGTTCGAATTGTGATCCGAACAAACCGCCGAACATCTCACCGATCTTGGTCGCGGACGCCCGCAGCAGAAATGGCTTGTCGGTGATGTCAAACGCCTTGTCACCAGCCTCGTCCTTCGCCTTCATGATGATCAACTCGATCATGCCAGTAAGTGAGGGATTGACTTGAAAGTCAGGATGACTGCGACGAACCGCAGCCATATCTTTCGGAGTAAGCGGCGCGGCAAGGATGGTCACAGTCTGACCACCAAGTTCACCGGTCCATACTGAATCGGCATAAGACGACACTTCAGAGCGAAGGGCTTCCGAGAACTTTCCCATATTACGCCACCGTCGATGTAGTCAGAACGCCGTCACCCGTAAAGGTGAACGATGTTTTGACCATGCCGTCATATGACTGCGACTTGGTGACACCCGTGACGAGTGCGCTGCCGGTGTCGTAGTCGAGCCCGGTCGAGTCGCCCTCATAATAGAGTTCGAGCGTGACCTTGGTGCCGACCACCACACCACCCTGACCGGTGTCATCAGGGTCATAAAACATGTCAACCGATCCTGACCAGGAGTTCTGTGTGGAATCCGTACCGGTCCAGTCAGACCCGAGAGTTGACGTGTCAACCTCGTTCGCCTTGATTGAGATTTCGAAGGATGTCACTTCCCCCACAACGTTAGCGCCAACTTTGACAGCGCCCTCTTTGCCTTTATGCGTAGCCATTGTCTAAGCCCTCACGGTTTCAGGATACAATTTTTGCCAGATAGCCGCTGATTTCAGCGAACACTTCGGCGGTGTTAGAGTTGGTCTTGGCCGACACCCTTATGTCATGGTTTTTCGGAATGATTGCCAAAGGATCGAAATCGAAAGTCGCTCCGTTCTGACCGACAACGACAACAATCTCTCGACCAATCGGCAACCACGGCCCGCCGTTCGCAATGTCGCGTTTTTCCAGTTTGAACGTGACGCGGTTCGCAGACCCGCCAGAGTTGCCAACGCCTGCCGTGAAATCGGTGATGAACCAATAGTCAGAACTGCTGATCGCGGTCTGGCACTTGTTGCTCTGCGTGAACCCAGGGCGCAAAATGATTTTCGTAGCCGCTGCCGTGTTCGGGACGCCAGATGTGATACCTGCCGTGTTGTCGTAGACCGACACAGTACCGACCAGTGCAGCCGGTGTTGATCCGAAAGTGCCGGTGCGCTTCACAGCTAGGCGGTTTGCGCGGGCTAGGGGCGTGGTAAGTGCAACCTCAGTCTGCCCGTTCAGGATGGCGTCCTGCACCAAAAACGTCAGGTTGCCGCTTCCGTCGATGGTGTGGCCCTCAATCGTGATGGTCTGCGTTGTGTCGCTGGCGCTGCTGCTGACAATGCTGTCGATGATGTTAGTGGTAACAAACGTCTCGTTTGCCTCTGTGCTTTGGAACTGCGCAACCGTTTCATATGTCGTGCCTACTGTAGTATTCGTCCCGAACTTATTCAGCGACTTGCCTTTTTCATAAACACTAACCCTGTCGCCGTATGTGACGGCAACCAAACGCTCTGCAAAATGTGTTAAGCTTGTCACGTCTAAGTCCTCACGGTTTCAGGATCATTCTTTGTGATACGATACTCGATATTGTACCGCAAGACAATCATGCCAATCGGCACTTCCCCGTCAGAGTTGTCGGCCCAGACAACCTGAATCAATTCCGGGTCTTCTTCCAGCAGGGAAGACCAATCAACACCTTCGATGCTGGCGGTCACATTGACTTCATCCTGATCGAGCAGGTCATCGAGGTCTTCACCAGTCGCCTCACGTTGCACGCGGATGAATAGTGACCCGACATGTGTTCGAGCGTCACCCATTGTGTTCTGAGTGATGTCCACAGAAGCGAACCTGATGTCAATCATTGGTCGCGTGGTCATGTTCAGC